TCGGATTCGGTGTTACCGCTGCCTTGAGTGGTGTAACGATTCCTGGATCTGGAACGACTTCTTCTTTCACTGGATTCTTGAAGGGAATCATCACAGGTCTGACGACTGATGCATCTGGTAACTCCAGTACAATCGACGTTAAAGTTGTTTCTCGCGTAGAAACAGTTGGCGGTGGTTCTACTGAAACCAAGATTGATTATGCAGAGGGAACTTCCTTCGCAGCGTTCGGAACTGGAACTGCTCTGAACATTGTTAACAACTCTGGTGTTAACACCACTGGTAGACTTTCTGGTGCTCTGACACCTGGAACCGCAGTTGACTGGTATGACCAGCAGACTCTTGGACTTACAAACTCCACGCTGTTCTGGAAGACCATCGCTCCAAGACCAGTCTCCTCTAACTACGTTCTGGAAAGAAGTGGTAAGAATGATGGCATCCACATCGCAGTCGTAGACGACAACGGAAGCATCACTGGAATTAGAGGCAATCTGCTTGAGAGTCACACCAACCTGTCCAAGGCAGGAGACGCTGTTTCTGATTACAACGCACCTACCAAGAACTACTACAAAGATTATATCGCAGACTTCTCCGCGAACGTCTATGCAGGATATAACCTTTCTTCTGGTATCACTACCAGCGGCGGTTCTACTTGTGTACCTAGAGCATCTGGATTCTCCACCGACTTCACCGCAGTCACAACTGGCGACGGTCTCTTCGGTCTGGACGCACAAGGCGTAACTTACTCCGTTCTGGGTAACAAGAGTTTCACCCTCGGTGGTGGTGTTGACTACTCCGCAAATGGCGGAATGAAGGCAGAACTTTCTAACTTGATTACTTCTTACGGTCTCTTCGAGAACAAAGATGAGATTGAAGTTGACTACCTGATCATGGGTCCTGGTTGCACTGCTGAGTCTGATTCTCAAGCAAAAGCAAACTACATCATCTCTCTTGCTAATGCAAGAAAGGATTGTGTTGCAGTTGTCGGTCCTCACAGAGGAAACATCGTTAACGTAACGAACACAACTACCCAGACCAACAATCTGATTAACTACTTCGCACCACTGTCATCGTCTTCGTATGCAGTCTTCGATAGTGGTTACAAGTATCAGTATGACAGATTCAACAACATCTTCCGTTATGTACCATGTAACCCTGATGTTGCTGGTCTGATGACTCGCACTAACTTGGTTGCATTCCCATGGTTCTCGCCTGCGGGACAACAGCGTGGTGTTATCAACAATGCCGTCAAACTCGCTTACAACCCAACCAAGGCACAAAGAGACAAACTGTATCCTAACAGAATCAACTCCTTTATCACCACACCTGGTATCGGAACACTTCTGTTCGGAGATAAGACCGCTCTCGGATACGCCTCCGCATTCGACAGAATCAACGTCCGTCGTTTGTTCCTCACCGTTGAGCAAGCACTCGAAAGAGCAGCACAAGCACAACTCTTTGAACTCAATGATGAGTTAACGAGAGCAAACTTTAGAAACATCGTCGAACCCTACCTCCGCGATATTGAAGCGAAGAGAGGAATTTATGGATACTTGGTTGTTTGTGACTCTACAAACAATACTCCAGACGTTATTGATAATAATGAGTTTAGAGCAGACATCTTCCTGAAGCCTGCTAGAAGCATCAACTACGTAACCCTCACATTCGTCGCTACGAGAACTGGCGTCAGTTTTGAGGAAGTAGTTGGTAGAGTTTGATCATATTATCTAAATAACTAAACGGAGGATTAAAAAATGGCACACTCACTTTCCGATTTTAAATCTAAACTCAAGGGAGGGGGCGCACGCCCCAATCTATTTGAGGTTGAGTTCTCGGCTGCAGGGGGAGGTTTAACAGGCGGAATGCCTGCTGGCATCACCCAATTAGCAGAAAACGGTGATACTTTTAAATATCTCTGCAAAGCAGCAAACTTACCTGCGTCTAACGTAGCTTCGATTGATGTTCCTTTTAGAGGACGTACTTTTAAAGTTGCTGGTGACCGCACATTTGATACCTGGACCATCACTGTCATTAATGACACTGATTTCGCAATCAGAAGAACCATGGAAGAATGGGCACAATTGGTTGCTCAATACCAGGATGGATCGGGTGCAACAGACCCATCTAGTTACATGGGAAGTGCTATCGTAAGACAACTTGGAAGAAAGTCATCTAGCATTGGTGAAGGAGCTGGAAATTCTAAGGATAATGGTTTAGAACCAATTGCAGTCTACAGATTTGCGGATATCTATCCTACCAACATCTCTGCAATTGACCTTTCTTACGATACCACTGATACCATTGAAGAGTTTACGGTAGAATTTACAGTTAACTACTGGTATCCTGAAAGCAAGAATGGTCCAGCTGGCGCTTCCGCCTGATATTTGACCATCTAAATAGTCTAAGGAAACTTAGATTTATATAATCATGTCCAAGTTATTTGGGTTCTCTATTGAGGACACCGAACCACTATCTCCAGGTGCTGTCAGTCCTGTTCCTCCTAACAATGAGGACGGGGCTGACCACTATATGAGTAGTGGTTTTTTTGGTTCTTATGTTGACATTGAAGGTGTATACCGCACTGAGTTCGACTTAATTAAAAGATATCGTGAGATGTCACTTCATCCTGAAGCGGATAGTGCCATTGAAGATATTGTGAACGAGGCAATCGTTTCTGATTCTAACGATAGTCCTGTAGAGATTGAACTCTCAAATCTAAATGCCAGTGATGGCATCAAAACTAAAATTCGTAAAGAGTTTAAGTATATCCTAGATTTATTGGACTTTGATAAAAAGGCACACGAAATTTACCGTAACTGGTATATTGATGGTCGTATCTATTATCATAAAATTATTGACTTGAAGAATCCTCAAGAGGGTATTCAAGAACTTCGTTATATTGACGCAATGAAAATGCGTTATGTAAGACAACAGAAGAAAAAGAAGAACGATGGTTCGACTGTTGTAAGACTGCAGAGTAATAATCCCATGGATTATGACTTTCCAGAAATCGAAGAATACTTCATTTATAATCCTAAGTCTTCTTATCCTACTGGCAACCCAATGCAAACGGGTGCAAGTCAAGGAATTAAGATTGCAAGAGACGCAATTACCTATTGTACCTCTGGTTTAGTAGATAGAAATAAGGGGTCAACACTCTCTTATCTCCATAAAGCAATCAAATCTCTCAATCAACTTCGTATGATTGAGGACTCTCTGGTCATTTATCGTTTGTCCAGAGCACCAGAACGTAGAATTTTCTACATTGACGTTGGTAATCTGCCCAAGCAAAAGGCAGAACAATATCTTCGTGATGTCATGATGCGTTATCGCAACAAACTTGTATACGATGCAAACACAGGAGAGATCCGTGATGACAAAAAATACATGGCAATGCTTGAGGATTTCTGGCTTCCTAGACGAGAGGGAGGACGTGGTACTGAAATTTCTACTCTTCCTGGAGGTCAAAACCTTGGTGAAATCACGGATATTGAGTACTTTAAGAAAAAGTTATACAGATCACTTAACGTCCCCCCGTCTAGAATGGATGGCGAAGGCGGATTTAATCTGGGAAGATCCTCCGAAATCCTCAGAGACGAACTGAAGTTTACCAAGTTTGTTGCACGTTTGAGAAAAAGATTCTCCAACATGTTTAATGACATGTTAAAGACTCAACTTATTCTCAAAAATATCATCACTCCTGAAGATTGGGATTCGATGAGTGAGCATATTCAGTATGACTTCCTCTACGATAATCACTTCTCTGAACTGAAAGAAGCAGAACTTCTCAATGAAAGATTGACTCTTGCTCAGACTGCAGAACCATATATCGGTAAGTATTACTCTCAGGATTACGTTCGTCGTAAAATTCTGCGTCAGACTGATGTAGAAATCCTCGAACAGGATGAATTAATTAAGAAAGAAATCAAGGATGGTGTCATCCCTGATCCTGCAACTATCGATCCTGCAACAGGACAACCTTTAGATAGTGCAGCGGGTATGGATTTGGGTGCTCCAGTCATGGAACCTGAAGCAGATGGATCTGCTACCGAGGCACCAGAACTGCCCAAGGGCGGTGAAATATAAATACATCTAGTTGTTTACTATACAATTCCTAATGGATGACCTTTTAGATATGATGATTGCTGACGAGTCACCATCTCAGATTAGCGATACCATCAAAGATTTGCTGTATGCCAAAGCAGGCGAAAGAGTTGACGCTTTCCGTCCTGTGATTGCAAACGGTATGTTTGCTGGTGAGGATCCCATCGAAGTTGAAGATGAAGTTGAAGTTGATGATGAGGAACTTGATACCAGTGATGGTGTCTGATTATAAATAAATTATACTGAAAGTTAGGAAAGATGAAAGTCTTAGGAGATGCCACTGCGTTGGCGACAGGCACAACCAAATTTAAAACCTCAACTGCAGTTTATATTGGCAATACTGACAAAGATAATGATTATGATGTGACTGTTCGGAATACCGATGATGATGCAGACACAGGATCTATAACAGTTCCAGCTGCAGGTTCTCTCGT